GGGGCGCTCAGCAATGGGCGTCCCTACCGCTAACACCTGCAATTCGAAACCACGGTTTACGATTGGCAGGGCTCGCAGATTACGCTGATCTGCTTCGATGAACTGACGCATTTCTCGGCGCATCAGTTCTTTTACATGGTGAGTCGCAACCGCTCGACTTGCGGTGTGCGCCCCTATATCCGCGCGACCTGCAACCCGGATGCGGACTCCTGGGTTGCCGACTTCCTGGCATGGTGGATCAACCCGGAGAGCGGCCTTCCGATCCCCGAGCGGGCCGGCGTTCTTCGTTATTTCACCCGCGTCGCCGAAAAAATCGTGTGGGCCGATAGACCAGAAGAGCTGATGCAGGACCAGCTACTGGCCCAGAATCTGCCGCCGGGTACCGATCCGCCGCGCCCGATGAGTGTGACGTTCATCCCGGCAAGAGTGTTCGACAACCCCGTTCTGCTTCAAGTGAACCCGGAATATCTCGCCTGGTTGCTGTCATTGCCGACACTCGAGCGCGAGCGGCTGCTGGCCGGGAATTGGAAGATCCGGCCGGCCGCCGGGCTCTACTTCAAGCGGGATTGGTGTGCCGTCGTCGACGCGGTCCCGGCCGACCTCGATGTCATCCGGTACTGGGATCTCGCGGCCACCGAGAAGACGGAGTTCAACGACCCCGATTGGACAGTCGGCGTCAAGCTCGGGCGCGACAAGAACGGGGGTTATTGGCTGCTGGATCTGGTGCGTGCGCGGGCCAACCCGGGCGACGTCGAGAACCTCTTGCTCGATACCGCCGCACATGACGGCAAAGAAGTGCGCATCGGGTTTGGCCAGGATCCGGGGCAGGCCGGCAAGAGCCAGGCGCTTCACCTGGTGCGCGCGCTGAGCGGCTTCACTGTGACCCCGGCTCCGGAGAGCGGCGACAAGCTCACGCGCTTCGGGCCGCTCAGTTCGCAATGCCGGGCGGGCAATGTGAAGATCCGGCGCGGCTCCTGGAACGAGGAGTTGTTCCGGGTCCTCGAAGGGTTCCCCGATCTCGCCCATGATGACGAGGTCGACGCCTGCAGCGGAGCCCTGGAAATGCTCAATCCCCCGATGAAAGGCTTTGGGATCTATGAACTCTATCGCCGACAAGCCGAGGAGTTGCGCGCCGGAAACGAGTGAATTCGGCTCTGGAGTGCCGAACGCGACAACCGACACGGTGGCATGAGAGCAGATTGAACAAATCCGCATGGCCGTCTAACTCAAACGCGGTGCTTAAGGGCGCGCTGTTGCTGGCGGCGCACCCGATTTCGATCGACTAAGGCTCCGTGCTTAACCTGGTCTGTCGCCTACAGGCTTCATCAAATTGATGTGCTGGCGCGCCCGGAATACGGTCCTCTCCCCGGCCTCAAGATTTCCCGACACGGTCCACAACCGCAGAGCGACATTGATCGGATCAATTCGCAGGACGCTCCAGAACCTCAGTTCACCGAAGCGGTGTTGCAGCTCATGACAGCTAGTGCAAAGCGATACGGAATAGCGGTCCGACGGCTTGATTCCCGCGCCGCCGTCAGTTCTCAAGCGCACATGCGCAGCCTGCGAGGGGGCCGCCTTACCGCAAGCGACGCAGGAAAGCTGTCTGACAAACGCTAAGTGCTGTGCGCGCCTGCGGAACTCCGGCTTCGGCTTGCTGCGCGCCACCATGCGCGGGATACGAGGTGTCCTCATAGTTTACGTACCATCCAAGAAACTGTAGTGGGTCTCCAGGCACAGCAATTTCATGGAGCTGTTTCCACGCTTGCACGCAGCGCTGCCTTCAGCGCCAAGCTGCTGGGCGGGATCGGCAGGTCATTCGTCTCGCGGATCTTCTCCATCACCCGCTCGACGAAGTAGTTGAAGATCCGGAGTTCGTGGTGAAGGGCTGCGATAAATCTATCGTCGGGCTCAACCCGCATCACCAACTTAGGAAGCACATCATGCCAGCAGACGATATCGACCCAGCTGCGCTGCGAGACGTAGAGCTGACCTTGCAGCTGAGGCCGGAAGCGTTCGCTGATCTCTCCGGAAATCCAGTATTCGACCTGAGTGTGCGGCAGGGGCGCCTTGATCTCCAATAAACCGTCGTCGCCGACGAGCCGATCGGGACTGCATCCCACCGTGTGATTATCATCGGTGATGAAGCCGACTTTCTGAACGACCACGTCGTGATCGAATTCATACCAATCGGCGGCCTCGGCCTCGACGATCAAGCCGCGCTCCATCGCCGGCGAATTATAAAATTCGATCCTCTGCTGCAATATCCGCTCGGCGATCAGCACGCACGCGTATTCCCGCCATTGCTTTGACGGTTTGCCTTGCGGGGTGATGATCTTGTGGAAGTTGGAGCTCGTCGGGATCCCGAGCCTGAGGCGGTCATACTCTTCCGAGTATTGTGCGACGTCATGAAAGATTGGCATGACTGGCCTCTGCCTTGGTGATCTGTTCCTCCAGCGTGCTGATGGCCTTGCGATAATCCCGGGCTGCGATTGTCGCGACCGCGGCTTCGAGAGAACCGGCTTCCTCGATGCTCCGGGCCTTCATGTATTTGAGAAACTTCGGCCCGACTTTTGCTCGTTTGATCAGATCGACAATTGTCGTGGTCTGGGTCTCGTCGATTGGACCACCGTTTCCGTCGTCATCGTCGCCGATAACGACGATGTTGAAGATGTTGCAGGCGATGTAGCGGCGCAGGTAGGAATTAGTGCTTCCCACACCCTGTACGTTCGACTTGCCGCCCGAGCTGTCCAGCGGGGCGGGCATCAATGAATCTTCGAAATGGCCGCCCGGCAGGTGCTTCAGGCGGCCGCGGATCAGGATCCAGCCGTGCTCCCGCGGTTCGTCGGAATAGGAGAGATCCATCTCCTCCTCCAACAAGAGCGGGCGCAGATGTTTGTCGATCTCCTCGAGCGGGGCGTATTTGAAGGCTTCATAGATGCCTCTCTGAGGCTTTCCCTTGTCGATTTCATAGAGGGCGGTCCTGTTCTTCAGGATCGTAATACCGGCCAGCTTTTGCAGGATCCGGCTCTTCGCCGCGTTGAATGCGCGCTCGGCCGCCTTTGCCTCGAGGCGCTCGTACATTGCGACGAGCCGTTCGAGCTTTGCAGCGTCGGCGCCGGGATCGAGCGCCACCCGTTCAATCAAGGCCAAAACCGCAGTGGCGCGATCCGATGGTGGCGCAATGAGTTGCTCAACCTGCTCCGCCATCGAGAGTCCTCCGATCCGGGTTGAAACTCAGTTCGCAGGCCCTTTTGTGCTCTGCAAACCGCGCCATGCGGCGGCCTCGACGATGCGGTAGACCCGACCACGCTCCTCCTGGGCCGAGGCGAGGGTGAGCCCGAGCTTCTTTTTCAAGGTCCCCGAAAAGACGCCGCGCACGGTGTGGCGTTGCCAGCCGGTAACGCTCGCCACCTCAGCGATCGTCACGCCTTCGGGTCGACGCAGCATCGCAATCACCTCGTCCTGCTTCGACGGGGGCTTCGCATCAAGTTCTGGTTCCGGCTCCGGCAACATTTCGATCACCGACCACAGTTCGTCGATCAGAGCGTCGCGGTTCCCGACCTTCCTGCGCTTCTCGACACCGGGCAGAGTATTCCACAGCGCCAGTAGCCGCTTGCCGCTAAGCCCGGCTGCGTGCAGTTCCTCGTTCGTCGCAATGACAATCTCGCCCTCATTGACCGTCGCTGGCACCTCGCGGTAGAGGGTGATTCCATCATTGCCGATGATAAATATGCGCATGGCGGGTCTCCTGTTATGCGGCAGTGTCACCGCTGGTGACCCACTCCCGCTCTGTTGGGCCGCCAAAGCCACTCTTTTGTGGGTAATTCCATTGCGTTGTTCGGCCTCATCCGAGTATGGAATTGCTCGGTCGAAATCGCATCATCCAGTGCGCCCACCGATTAGGTGCCGCCCGGCAAACGATTCCTTGTGGCAGGTAGTGTGCGCCGCTGGTCGGTAAAAAACTGCCGCACGTACCGCGGCAGCGCCGGTTTAGGGGTCAGAAGGTCTTTGAGGGGTCGCCGCTGGTCTCAGGTGCACGGCAATCGCTATTTCCGCGAACGAGCCCAACCATAGAGAGCATACCCGCAATCAGTATCACCGCTGCTGGCGGCTCCAATTAACCAAAGCAAGTTATTATTTACAGTAACTTCGACGATCCTCGTGGCCGTCATTCGATTCCTGTAGACAACGACGTTGGCTAGATAAAATATAGTAAATTTCGAAACTCCGGGGAGGGCGCCCAAGATGAAAACGCTGTTGCTGACTTGGACAACATTTTTGGGGCTCGCCGCGTCGGGGTCGACCGTCAACGCTACGCTGTTCGACTTCACGCATTCCGGGAGCCTCGTCAGCTTCGCAATACCAACCACCGACAGTTACCAGATCCTCGCTTTCGGCGCCCAGGGCGGAAGCGGTACTATTGCCGGTGCAGTGGGCGTAGGCGGTCGGGGCGCCGAGATCGGCGGCGAGTTCCTCCTGACGGCGGGCGAGATCCTGCAGATCGCCGTCGGCGGTGCGGGCAGCGATCAAGTATTCAGTGGCGGCGGGGGCGGAGGCGGCAGTTTCGTGGTCGGCCCCGGCAACGCGCCGTTGGTCATCGCCGGGGGTGGCGGTGGCGGTGGCGGGAGCTTCTTTCTCGGTCCCCTGCCCGGCCAAGGCGGTCGCACCGTCCCAGGCAGCGGCGATGGTGGTGCGGGCGGGTGTTGTATAGGAGGAGGCGGTGGCGGTGGCGGCTTTTTCAGCGCCGGGGGGACCGACGCCTCGGGAATAGGAGGTAGTGGCGGTGGCGCGTACCCAGACCTCACCGGCGGTCTTCCGGGCGGTGGGTTTGGCGGTGGTGGCGGCGCGGATGGCGGCGCTGGCGGGGGTGGCGGCTACAGTGGCGGCGATGGTGGCGGTCGCAGCCCCGGAGGTATCGGTGGCGGCGGTGGCGGCGGCTCCTTCGACGCGGGCACAGACCAAATCCTCGTCGCCGATTTCCAGACCGGCAACGGGGAGGTCATCATCACCGAAAATGCGGCGGCGGTGCCCGAGCCGTCCCCCGTTTCCCTTCTTGTTGTCGGCCTCGTCAGTCTTGTCGTCGTTAAGCGGCGGCGATCGCAGAGCTGAGCACCCAATTTGAGCGGCGGCGTGTGGCGAGCGGGAAGAAAATTATTGATGACGGCTATACCAAGGGTCTACGATGGATGCTCACTGAGTGATAGAAAGGACTGCAAGAACGTTTTTCCTAAACGCGGGAAAATTGAATACTCTTATTCAACAACAAATTTATCGGTGGTGACCGACAAGACCTTGCCGCCCGTTTTATCTTCGATTTTTGCCACGTCGACCAATACGTGAGACAACCCAGAATGCCGGCGCTATTCCATGGCCAGGTAGTGGGCGCATATTGTGGCGCTGCGCAGCACCGCTGCCACCGGATGCCGTTGCGGATCTCTCGCCCCGTCAGATCCATGAGCTCGCGAAGGCTTGGTTTCAATAGATAGATACCGAGGCCCGCCTGTTTGAGGGCGGGCCGGAAGTGTCCATTACAAAGCACGCGCCATGCAGTCGAGCAAGCTCGGCGACCCTTGCGTAAGAGCCGTCGAGGACCCCGGCGGCAGGCCGCCGGTTGCGACAATGTATTGAGCCCCCTCGGCCGCCACAGAGAACTGGTCGAGACAGCGGTCCTGGTCGGCCGGCGATAACTCGGGAGCCGGCAGAATGGATGCGCACGGGGGTTTTCTCCTGTTCAAGCCGCAGCGTCGCTTCTCGTCACCCTACTCCCGCTCCGTTGGCCGAGCAAAGCCACTCTTTTCTGGATAATGCCATTGCGTTGTTTGACCAGATTCGAGTGTGGAATTGTTCTGCCGAAGCCGCGCCATCGGCAGTCAGCCGTTGGAAATCGCCTCAGCGGTGTATATGCGGCCACATGAGAACACTGCATTCGAGGCGGATGCTCGCAGTGGCGCTTTCCCGCAAGCGCTTCAGAGGGGTCCACAGGTCAAGATTAGCAGCCACCTCAGTGCCTGAATCTCGATCAACGGCAGTTGATGAAATTAAGACTAAATCCTATTACGAGCCGCCATTGGGCAAGGCCTTCCGGATGAGGCGGTCTTCCCCGAGTCGGGTCCTCACGTGGCGGCGCGTAGGGGCTAGTACAGCGTTTCCAAAATAACGTATGTATGGGGATTACGCTGCGTCGTCGATTTTGTAATGCCAGGTGTGGACGATTGGCTCGCGGTTGATGTCG